AGTAGCACTCGTATTCTGCTTCGAGTAAGTACCGTTGCCAACGCAGCTGCGCGTCGGACTGTTTGTTACGGCCTGCTTTGAGCTCTGCGAACACTAGGCCGCCAGTTGGGTGGCTCAACACAAGGTCAGGAAAGCCGGCGTCGCCTTGAAAATGGGTAGCCCAACGCTCGCCAACTTGTGCGGGCTTGGCGTGGTAAATCAACCAGCCGCGCAACTTAGCCACCGCGCACACTTGCTTTAAGAATTGGGCTTCAGTCATGCCGGCGTAACTATTTGGCATCGTTAACCATTTTGCAGTCTGGGCAAAACACGGCGTTTGCTATGCGCTCAAAGTCTCGGGCTAGGCGCTTGTAGTCGTTTTGGCAGTCAAGCAGTTGCTGTATAACTATGTTCAACTCGCGCCGTAGGCTGTCGCGCTCTTGGCGTGAGTCGTACAGCATGCTCGAATATGCCCAAATGGCTTGCTCTGGTGGCATGTCGTCGGCGTTCATTATTTAACCTTGGGTATCGGTTTAATGTTTAAGAACATGTCTTTTGCCTCTGAGTACGTCATGGGTGTCTCGGGGTCAAAATCTAGCCCACGTTCCGCGCACATTTGTGTAAGCATTTTAATTTGGTTTGGGGTCGCGCCACCGCCGTTGCTTGGTTTGCTTGCCTCTGTTTGTTCGCGGGCCGATAGTCGAGCCTCGCCTATTTGCTTAGACCGTGGCCCCATAACTGAGGTTGGCGTTTCACGTGGACTGTCCAGCACGGGGGTTGGTCGCGCAATGCTTACTACTTGCCGGCGGTCGTCGTCTGCGCCTTGCTGACGTCCTAAAACCTCGTTACTGCTAGCAATTGACTTGTCTATGCCAAAACCCATGTAGCCCAATGCGCGCCCCAAAACGCTGGTGGCTCCATTAGCCTGCTCAGAGTTTTTAGTAAACGTGGTCTTGCCCGGGTATGGCTCAAAAATGTAGGCGGTTACGGGTATTGGGTCGTCGGGGTCACGGCTTACCGTTACCGAACACTCAATAAACAACTGGTCACCAACTTGGGTTATCTCTGGTCGGTGCTCGACGATGCGCAGCTGCGGAAATGTGGCTAACGCTTGCTTGAGACGTGTCTTTACGTCTACGTACTCGGAAAGGTCAAAAGCCATTACTCGTACCTGCCGCTTTCGTCATAGTTTTGTATCCAGTCGGCGGCCCACAAAGTAACCAGCGTGAACACTGCCATAACACCAACAAATGCAAAAACGCCTGCAATAGTTCTCATTTTGCACCGCGCAATGCGTTGTCTATAGCAATGAGTAGTTGGTCGGTTTCGCCACTAAGTTGCGTATGGCCTAGGTCGTGTAGTTCTTGCACAATGTCGTCTAGACGGTCAATGATGCTCTGCTTTTTAGGCTCAAGACTGCTGGGGTGTTCTAGCCGGCCGATGGCTTGGCGTAAGTCTTCGCATAGTTTCGGGTCGTCCATTGCGTAGCTGTAAGCGTGAGCGCGCAGGTTACGTACCAGCACGTCGGTTGCCTTGGGTCGAGTGTTCGCCCATAGGTTGGCTAGTGCTTGGTCTAGATGGTCAGTCGGGTTTACCATTGTTGTCTCTTTTCTAGTCGGGTTGAAAATAACTAACGGGTGTACGGTACCACAATTTTTGGCTTGGTGTTAACTTTCCAAGGTTCCCAACCGTGGCGCTTAAACAATGCCAATGAGGCTTTAAGGTTTTTGCGGGGTGACCATAGTTCGGTCATGTGTTTGCGGACTATCCCAGACTCGACAAGAAACCGTTTGTTACTGCCGTTAATTTGCATTATCCCGTAGGAACCAAACGGGTCGCGAGAGTTAAGCGCCCGTGCGAAGCCTTTAGACTCGCGCAAACATATTTGCATAAGCCGTGGCAAGTCTTTTTTCTGCCAGCCCACCTCTAGCGCCAATGGTTTGTAGCGGTTGCAGTTTGGTTCCACTGCCGCTTGGGTTTGTGTGGCCGGCACCAGTAGTGCAGCTGCGGCGAGTACGCCAAGTAGTCGTTTCATAGTTTCTACCTTCCGTCGGGATAAGTAAAAACCTTAATGGGCTTATTGAGACTTTGCGCGCCTTTGCGTTAAAAGCCTTATGCTGTAACGGTTTTGGCGGGCGGTGTTGGTGGCGGTACGCTTTTCCATGCCTTTACAAACGCTTGTGGGTCATCGGCCATGGCGGGTGTTAACTCGACGTGTAACCACAAACCACCACCAGAGCCACCATTTGCGGTTTCTGTCCAGTCTTTCCAACCGGGCTTACCGTCACGGTTACAACGCCAGCCGCGGCCCCATTTCTCGCAACCTTTTTTTGTCGTGCCGGCGTAGTCGTGTACTTCTTCAATGCCTAAAACCTTGTAGTTCGCTACCAACCAGTTAGCCCACAAAGCGGCTGTTGCCTTGTCTTTGTAGCCAATGTCGGCTGCACGGCCTGTGGCGTGCACGCTGAGGCGGTCACTGCCGCGCATGTTTCTTACGGCCCAAGTGCCTAGGTTTGTGAAGCCTTTTTTCTTAATAATGTCTACAAACTTTTCGGTGCCGGGGCGTTTGCCTAAGGCCGCGCCATCGGTGGTGCCGGTGTATTTCATGGCCGGCTAATCATGTCGGCAATGCGTGTCAAGAGTTTTGCAGCTGCTTCGCGCACAATTTTGAGTAGGCCTTTTTTGTCGTCGTTGTTCATGGGTTTTGTCTTTCGGTTAGTTTGACGAGTCAAGTACGCGCAAATCCTCGGTAGCGGACTCGACTAGTGCGTAGACGGTTTCGCCGGCTGGTATGTACAGCTTTAATGGGACTGCGCCTTTTTCGGTTGTGGTGCCGTCGGCGGTGGTGACTGTTTCGCCGCCTAGGTAAACGATGCCGTTACCGATGACGTGTATGTATATGGCGCGGTAGTTGTTGCGTATTGGGGCTATTGCTTGGGGTGTGGTGGTGATGGTGTACTTGGTGCTTTTCACTCTGGTTTGTCTTTCGGTTTGTCTTTTAGGCCGTTTGCGCTGAGTAGGCCAGCGAGTGAGCCGGTAAGAAATAACAACAATGGTTGCAATGTGGCCCACGCCGACTTGTCATTATCGCTTACTTCGAGCGGCTGGGTCACGAATGCAAGATTGTATAAAAGGAAGCATGTCGCAAAAACAAATGTGAATGACAACGCGCAACCAACTACAAAAATTAAGCGCGCTTTTATTTGTTCATTGGTCATTCGTTCTTCACGACGCGGCGGCGGAATTAAAGGCATTTGTCTGCCAGTATTCGAGTACTGCCAAGGCTGGCGGTATCAACAGTTATTGTCGTTTCGGCGCGCAACGCCTTATTTTTGGTGCGTACCTCTGGGCAGTTGACGCGCTCGCGGTCTCCGCAAGCAACAAGGATTGACGCAAACAAAAGCGCCACAAAACTAACTCGCCAAATCATTGCGGGGCCTCTGGAAAGTCTGCGGTCTCGTCTCGTTCCCATGTTGCTGGGAAGTCGCGCAACGCTTGACGGTATGCAGCCCACGCGGTCTTGTCTGTTGGCGCGTCGGGGGCCATAGCCCAATCAGAATTGACAAGCATTGAGTTTCTTGTTGAGCGCATAGCATCAGACGGCAACGCAAATGTTGAAGTTTGTTCTGTTTTGTCGGTCATACGTCGCTAATCCTTGCTACTTCCATTCGCGTACGGCTTGTGGCTGCTGACTGCAACGCAAGCGTTCCGCCTGAGTTTTGAAATACTCCTAGTTGTATGTAATCGTTAACTGCACAAGTAATTTGTGCAGCGATGCTGTATTCTGTTGGGCCACTAGCCCAACCGCCACCGCGCCTATTCCCCCAACGTGTACCGCTAGAACCGTTTTTTTGTATCCAAGAAATGCGTTCGCCTGTTGAGTTTGATGGCCAACATATCGTTGCAGTCACCACATATATCCCAGCCGTTTTAATGGTTAAACGATTAGGTGTCCCAGCTGCAAACATTGTGTTGTTGTCGTATTCTGCCGCTGACCAACTAACTACGGCGTCAGTTGAGTTTGCAATGTTTGAGTTTGATGTTAAAGATACGGCAGCGGCATTGTCAAAATTGTTTAGATACGTGTTTGTGTCTGCCGCGGTTAACAGTTCGCCAGTGGTGAATGTTTTTATAGCCATTAGTACCCCAGTCTATTAAAATCAAGTGTGCCAAAAGTGGCATTGTCAAGGATTAGGTAAGCGTTTTGGTCTACTGGTGATACGTAGTACGTGTATCGAGCCTCACCGGGTACCGCGCTAAACGCTGCGCCTTCAATAATGCACTGGTAGGTAGTGCCACGGAAAGCCACGCTTACTTGCGCGCCAACACAAGTGCCTATTTCTAGAGAACCGGCGCCAGTGGATAGGTTCCAGAGCTTGAAAGAGTTTTGAGCGTTGGCTAAGCAGGAAAAAGACGAAATAGCCAATGGCGCTGCGGTGAAGTTATTAAGCAGATAGTTAGCGTAGTCGGTGGCTTGTGACGTGGACGCGTTAAGAGTGTTGACCGTGTATGTGCGAAATGGCTTAACGCCTGTCTGCACGGTCTGAGCTGCGAAAGACTCCGGGTCTACAGTTACTTGGCTATAAAAGTTGTCGGCGTAACTAGCAAATTCAATGTTGTCGTACACTTGAAAACTGGCGTTGTTTGTGGTGTCGCTAAAGTTGATGTTTGCTACTTGTGCACCAAATGGGGAAAACAAAGAAACGCCGTTAAACGCCTCGCGCATACGTCCATTGGTTGTTATGCACGCGCTATTAATCCAGTCTCCCCAAGTGCCGCTTACTGTTGTTGCCGCCATGGCTGGCCCCGTGCCGCTGCTCGAATAGTTGATAGTAAGCCCGCTGGCCGTGGTTGCCGCTGCGGTTTGCGCCGAAATCGTGCCGGCTGCCATGGCGTAATTTTCGCCGCTAGCTCTACCGCAGCGCGCTAAATAGCCTTCGAGACTAATTATGAGATAGTCGGCGTTGCCCGTAGAGCCAACGTACGGTATGCCGTAAGTAAATTGGACGTTAGAAATGTTGGCCGAAAATTGGCTGCGATATATACCGCCGTCGTCCCATGTGACTTTGACAGTTGAACCGGGCTTAATAACCGAGTTAGGCGCTGTCGGTTGGCGCACAACAATAGTGCCGCTCAGGCTTGAATACTGGTCTAACTGTCGTTCGCGGCCAGTCTTAAAGTTAATGCTTTGTACGTTGCTCAACGTGATAGCCGGCGTACCAGACGCGCCTTCTACGTCAACAACAAAACTTTGTACGGCCATTAGTACGCGTTACTTACTCGAATAGGCACGCTGCCGTTTGTGCGCATGTAGGCACGTAACGCGCTTACTACTGCGTTCGGGTCGCCGCCTTGAACGTTAATAGTCACATTGCTAGTGGTCACGCGGCTGCCGTCCATATTGGGGCTGGCGTTAATGCTGCCAAGTACGCCACCAAACGGGTTGCTAGTCAATGTCGGGGTGCCGCCTTGCTCGACGGTGCCAATGTTGGTGCCAAACTGTGCGGCAATAGCCGCCACACTTTGCGGGTCTACCGCAAACTTAAGCAAAAACTCGGTGTTTTCAATAACGCTATTAACGCCATCTACTATTGCTTGGGCTTGGTCAATACCCGACTGGTACCATTTGTCTGCCGTCAATTTGGCGATACGGTCGGCCGCTGCGTTAATTGTCGTAGAAATACCTACCAGACGGTTTATGGACGCTTTACCGCCAGCAAGTAAACCGTTAATAATCTCTAGACCAACGTCTGCGCCGGCGCTAAGTATTTGTTGCAGTAGTGCGGGGTCATCTAGCCCGGCTTCTATAAGTTTTTCTATGCCAATAGCAAGTTTGCTGGCTTTGTCGGCTTGCTCGTCGAGTACACCAAAAAAGGTTTTTGCGCCTTCGCTGTCGGCGGCTGTCGTCCATGCTTCACCAACATTGAATATGCCGCTTACTACGTCTCGGGTTGCGTTGTAGAAGTTGTTGTAGGTGTCGGTGGCCTTGGTTAACTGGTCATTGGCGCGCATGAGCGCGGGGCTGAACTGGTCTTTAACTGTCTGTACTGCGTCGTCGTATGCCTCTTTGAGTGCGCGTACCGACTCTGTGTGTTTGGCGTTTGCAGCTGCGGCGCGCTTAGCGGCTTCGCTGGCCTTGTTGGTGCTGGCAGTGCTCTTAGCAATTTCGGCGTTGGCTAGGCGTTGTTGCTCAATGTCTACGGCTTTTTGATAGTTGGCGCGTTTCTGGTCTTGGTCAAGTTGCAGAATGGTTTCTGACCATGCGCGGGTGTTGGCGTAAGCAAGCGCCAAACCTTCATTGGTTTTGTCTAAATCGGTTTGTAGTTTGCCTAGACGGAAACTGTTACCCGTTATGGCGCTACCCAAGTTGATGACGCTCGACCCGAAGTTAGCAACGTTGAAACCTACCTGCTTAAGTTTGGCACCAAAACCGTCGGTTTCTTTAGTGTTCTTTTGTAGAACGTCTAAGACTGCTTGTGCCGGGTCAACAAAACGACGTAGACGGCTACCAAGTTCTCCTATTACGCCGCCTAGACCGCGCTCGTCCATAATTGTTACGAGCTTGTCTACCTCGTCTAACAGTCGGCCGAGGATAGGTAGTACGCGGTAACCGATGCTTTCCACCATCTCGTCAAAACGTATTTTAAGTATCTGCAAACGCCCGGCATATGTGTTGGCGTTGGCTGCGGCCGCGCCACCAAACTGTGCGGTAAGTGCCTCTTGTGCTGCCTTAAAGTCTTTAGTTTTAATTATGTTCTCGTCGAGCGGTACACCCAACTTTTTTAGTGCCGTGAAGTTGCCGTCGTAAGCCTTGCCAATAGCGGTGCTGACTGCGCTTAAATCCTTGCCCGTGGCTATAGACGCGTCTACGGAAAGGTTTAGTAGTTCTTGTGCCTTGGCTGCATCACCAGTAAACCGCACTAAACCAGCAAGCGCGGGACGTAACTCGTCATCGGCTACACCGCTCGCCAATTGTGTCTGGTCAACAAAGTCGGCCATAGAGTCGGCAAGTGCTTGGTTAGGCCCAAGCGTGGCGCGCAGCTGCGTTTCTAAAAGTTTGGTGCTTTGCTCATCAGCAATAGCGGCCTTGGCGGCCATAGCCAAACCGCCAGCCAACGCGGTAACTGCGCCAGCGGCGGGCACCATAGCGTTTTTGAGTAGAAACCCGCTTTTGGCACCGAAACCTTGCAAGCTCTGAAACTCTTTTTTGGCTTTGTCAAAACCAGCCGAGTTAAGGCTTGAGATAATCGGAATGTTAATTGCCATGGTTAGCGCGTCCTAGTCGTAACAAGATTACGGTTAACAATAGTCATAACTTGAGCAACTATCTTGCCTACCTCGTCCTCGACGGCTGGGAGCACGCTCATGGCTGCGGGTTCCAGAGCGCGGGGCGCTGTACGTGGGCCGACGGTCTCGCCTTCAGCAATAAGGTTGGTCACAAACTGGCCGCCACCTCTGATGCCTGCGTGATCCCAGATTGCGCCGGCAACGTCCTTTTGCTGTAGAACCAACAACTGGTATTGCGTCGCCTTAAAGTCGGCTGTACGGCCGTTAGAGAACGTCACAGTGCGGGCACGGCTACCACGTTTGCCAACCACCGAGCGAATGCCAGCCACGACACGGGCGCGTGACCAACCCGTGCCGTCGCGGCCTTTAATCATGTTGCCATTAGTCATACGCGACAACGGGGTAGCGGTCGGGATAAACGAGCGCGCAGCTGTAACAAGTCGAGTACCCGCGCCGCGCTGAATGTCCTTAGTTATCTGCCGGCGTAGAGTGCGGTCTACCTTGTTGATTTCCGCTAAAGCCTCTTGGATACCGTGAACTTGATAAGACGCGCTAACGGGCATTTTGTTTACGCTGCCTTTCGAGTACATCTATAACGGTGGCTAAGTCTGCTAGGTCAAAGTCTATAGCGGGTGGCCACCACCCCGTGTGCAATAAAAGCTCTGCTAGTTGTCGCCGGACGCTGCCGGCACGGTAAAAGTTTCTGGCTCACCGTCTACTACTTCTAGGTTCTCAATGCTGTTTATGAACTGGTCGAGCGTTGCCGGCACGATGACGCCAGCGCGTTGGCTGGCCTCGTACGCCATATAGGCGAGGTCTTCCATGCCTACACCGCTGCCTAGGTCACTGGCGCGACGCTTAAAACGTCGTTCCCATGCGACAATGACCGCAAGGCTGGTGGTTACCTCGTAGGCATCTTCGTTTGTGCGTTGTACTTTTAGCCGTAATTGCATGTCGGGCTACCTTTCGGGTTGGTTGTTATCAGGTTACGTCTACGGTTAAGACCCCGCCGCGCACGACGATGTCCATGGTGGCCAAGGTGCCTAAAGAAGCATTCATGACCGGAAGCGTTTCTAAATAACCGCCCGATAAAACGAAACCCGGATTGGTCGAGGTGTATGTACCGGGTGTCATTGGCGCAGCTGGTGAAACCGTAATAGTCGCAATTTGTGTGCCTACCAATGTTGACAAGGTAATCCAAGACTCGGACGCTGCATAACTCGCATACATCGTGATGGTGAGCTCGTTATTTTGCAGGCCAGCGGTATAAACGCGAGCAGAGCCACCAAAAGCAGTGGACTCTAAAGCCTCAAGTGTCTGATTAAGTTGCACGCTTGTGCACTGGTCTGACAAGTCAACCGCGCCGAAAAGCACGTTTGGATTTGATAGGTAAGTACTTGTTGCCATGGGGTTTACTCCTCGGGTGTTTCTTCTAGTTCTGTTTTAGCAGATTTTGCGGGCTTAGTGTGTGATTTCTCGACAATGAAACCGCCAGCCAAAAGGTAAGCGACGTCGTGGCCGTCTGGGTTAAAAGGTTCGCCGACAATGCCGACTCTGGGACTGTTTACTACGTACATATTTTCCTAACCGGTTTGTGCCTGCATGGCGATGGTCAAGTCGTAGGCCGGATACTCAGCACCACCAATAATGGCGATAGTTGGGCGGCCGTCCTGCACACCAACTTTAGCGCCAATAACCTTGGCGGCAAGGTTCATAAGTGACCGTTGCGCGTCTAAGTTGTTTGGGCCAAGAGTGATGCAGCGCACTGGAAACAACATTTTTACGATGTTGAAGTTAAACGCCTCGAATGTTGGCGCGTCAATGAAAACGCACGGGGGGCACAAATTGCGTGGGTCGTTGACCACTTGAAGCCCGCTAACTGCCGTGAGCGTTGCTACTAAGTCGTCTAGAGCCTCGTTAAAGAGGTCTGTAAAGGTCACTGGCATGCGCTAGGCCACTTGCGGTCTGTCAATGCCAAGCAGTTGTTTTATGACGCCTGAGAGGCCTGTAACGGTTACCGCGCCACCGTCGCCAAAACTGGCGAACGAGTCAATAGACCCGCGCTGGCGGTACAACATGCCGCCGTACTGAATGGTGCCAAGCGTTACGTCACCACTTGGGCTAGTGCTTGGGCTATCTATCCAGCCGGACTCTTGACGTCGGCGAAACGCAAAAGCGTTTGCAGCTGACGCGCACTGCGTTAAGAATGTTGTATCGGCGACCGTAGCGGTACCGATGCCTAACCAGTCTTCAATTTGAGTAGCGGTAATCCAAGTGCAAACTGGCGCGTAGGTAAGCGTGCCGGTTGCTGCGGTGCGCTCGACGTCTGCCGCCGTTAAAGCAAACAAGACTTGGTTTTGTATCGGCAAGTCGTAGTTATAAAGCAGGTCGCCGTATTCGTCTACGCCTAAGTAATAAAACTGTGGGCAAGCATAGACAGTGCGCGTACCGTTGAATGTTGCGTCAACGGCCGCGACTGTAATGCTGTCGCCGGGCTGTACCAGCGCGTTAGTGAGCAGTTGCAAAACGCCGTAGTTATCTACGATTTGCTTGTGCGTAATTGTGTAGACCGCCATGGCGGATAACCGCCTTTCGGGTTATGCGTTTACGAGTTTGACGAACTTGGTTGCGTCTGCCATGAAGACAGCTGCGTAACCGCGGAACGCAATAGTGCGGCCAAGCGTGCTTGGTACGTCCACTGAAATTGCGCCTTTCATCTGCTCGTAGAACTCGAAGCCCGCGGCTGCACCAGCGGCGTGACCAACTACACCAGACAGTGTGCCGGTTGTGGTTCCGCCAGCCATGTTTTTGTCAACTACAAGCGACAAGCCCAATGGGTTGCCGTTCCATGAAGTTGCTGACTGTGTGCCTGCCGCGTTGTAGCCACCAAGTCCGGGTGCGCCGACAAATGGGAAAACTGGTCGGTTGTCGCCGTCTACGGCCATACCAAGTTTTGCCCAAGTTACTGGCGACACAAAATAGTGTGTCGGCAAGTAGTTACTTGAGTTTGAGATTTGGTATGCAGCGCCGTAAACGGCCTCAACGATGTCTTGGCCCGAGAAACTGGCCAGCGTTTCGGTTTGTGTGGTCTGTGCCACCATTTGGTCTACTGCGTAGTTATCGGTTGCTTGGCCGTAGGCGATTGCCAACTGCTCAAGAATGATGTTGACAGACGCGGGGTCGCTCCACGAAATATCTTGTTCGGAGACGGTCACATATGTACCAAACGTGAGCTTGCTGATATCCGTGTTAGACACGGTCACGGTTGACGGGTCAAGCGCGTTCAGCTGGCCAGTTGGCTGCTGTGTAACGGTCGGGCGTACCGTAATTTTTGGGCGGCGGAATGTTGCACCAGCGGTCGGCATCGCCTTAGTCCCGATGGCACTGACAAAAGGCCTAATGGGGTTCAGCGAGTCGTACACACTCCCGGTGATAATTTCGGGCAGGATACCGGGTGTATCGCCCGTTGTAATATCTGGCGCAGCTGCTTTAATGCGTGCGTTCATTTCAGCAAAAACGCTGCCGCCAATTGACATAGCTGCGATGTATTCGCTAGGTGCTGGCAACTTGAATTGTGGTTTAGCAGTTGCCCACAAAGGAGCTGTAGGTGTTGATGCCTCTACTGCTGGTGCTTGGTTTTCCATGACGGGTGACTCCTCTGGGGTTTCTGTTGTTTCTTCTTCGGTTTCGTTCTCGTCGGTGTCGGGTTCCGTCTCTACTGATGTTATATCAGACTGTGCAGCAATTTGGTGGATTTTCGCATCGGCAAACGCGCCTTCGGAAACCATGCTTAATTCTGACCAGATAGCGGCGGTGACGTGCATAACGCCGTCTACCATTGTCCACTCTGTCGGGGTCGCGCCAACGCTTACCGAGTCAAGCACGCCGTCTTGGGCAAGTGTAAGTGCCTCGTCGCCAGCGTTGGTGGCTGAGATACGCGCGGCGAACATGACGCCTTCGGGTGTTTCTACGCGCTCGGTCACAATGCCAATGGGCTTTGTCGAGTCGTGGTACTGCATGAGTTTTGGCGCGGGGCCGTCAACTGGCAAACTGCCTGGCATAAAAAGTACTTCTTGCCCAGTGCTGGTACGTGCGGCCACGTTATATGGCGCGGCTAAACCGTAAATTGTGCGCTTAGGCGTAGCGCCTTTAGCGGCCTCGACAGTAAAAGAGCTGGGGGTAAACCTAATCATTTGCGTACCTCGGGGTTTCTATTGTTGTTTCTGTTTCTACGTCGGCGCCGCCTAGGTAGGACTCGCTTAGGTATTCTTCTACGTCAAACTTAACGTAAGTGCCATGGGGTAGCACGTTGTCACTTGACAAGGTTTCTGCGATGCAGTCGATAAAAGCCTTGGCACCAAATAGGTAAAGGTCTTCGCGTGCACCTCGGGACGTGGTGTATTGGTAACTGCCTTGGTCAATACCAGCCAAGTAGTTGGGGATATTGGCGGCGCGGCAGAGTTCGCGGGCTTGGAAGTCGCGGGACTCGACAAGCAACATTTTGTCTGGGGTCGCCGTGGTGGCCTCGTATGTCAAGTACTCGTTTAGTGCTGCCGTTTGGTTTGTCATGCGCGCGGCGTTAAAAGCGGCTGCCATGTCGGCTAGTTCTTGGCCGCTCAAAGGTTCGCCACCAACTTGGCGCAAAACGCCCGCAGGTATGGCCGACTCAGCATTGCGTCGTGCGCTGGCCTCTAGCCGTAAAGCGGTGGTGATGGCTTCGCTCGACGTGTAAAGCAAACCTTGTACCGGGCTAAGAAACTGCACAAGGTTTTCGGACTCGATAGGCAAACCCGAAAAGAAAACTTGGTTAGACGGCCCAAACCATACGGGGCCGGCTTGGTCTTGAGTGGTGACCATTGCAGCTGGTAGGCGCTCAAATGATGCGGGGTAACCGTCGGCGGTACGCGATTTTATGTACCAGAAGGCTCTTCCGTACATGAATAAATCATCGAATGTAAAACTTAGAATAAAGTTATTTGTGACGTTTGGGTCTATACGGCTGAGCCATGCGCGGGGGGCAAGTGGCACTTTTTCTAATTCTTCGCCGTTCCAAATGTCGCGGTACATCTCTAATTTAAGACAGCCAATGACGCTGGCCATAAGGTCGCGGGCGCGTGAGACAGTCGGGACGCGCATAGCAATTTGTCGCATTTCGCCGTTTGTGTAGGCGTAGAAGTTATTAATTTGGGACGCGCCAGCATTACCGCCAGAGCCATAGCCCACGGCGGCTTTTATCTCGGGGTCTACTGACGTGCCTACCGCGGCAACTTTGTTACGTCCAAATAAAGCCATGTGGATATCTTGCCATTTCCTATGTGGGTAAATGTGGATAACCGACCAAATCCCGACGAAATGGCCGGTTGTCCACAAGTGAGTGTACTACCTGCTGATAACAAGTAAAGGC